AAGAGCAGGATCACCGCCACCCACGCGAGGGTGGTTGTCATGGCAGTGATGAAATGGGGTGGTTAGAAGCCGCCGGGGAGTCCGAAGAGGCCGCCGGGTTCAACTAACCGAGCGAAGCCTAGCCCATGATCAATGGCTAGCGCAAGTCAGTACAGCCGCAGGCCGCGCACCGCCTTGCCGCTGGTGGCCCGGCCTACCTCGAAGCAACGGTGAACGATGTAGCCCAGTGCGTCGTTCATGTGATCGAAACCCGCTTCCTTGTCGGGATCGCCTTTGTCGTTGTAGCTCTGCAGCTCTAGGCACTCAATGGTCCGCTTGCAGCGCGGATCCACAAACAGGCGCACATCGCCATTGCCGTTCTCCAGCAACGCTTGCACCGCTGCGATGCGATCACGCACCGGCGGGTTGGCCTTCGGCGCCATGTTGTGGATGTCATAGGCCTCAAGGATTGCCACATCGCTGCGGGAGCTGTTGGTGCTGCGGGCAGCGCCGGAGGCATCGGGGTAACCGAGGATGCGGGCTTTGCCGTAACGGCGGCGCACCTCTTGGCTTAGGGCATCAGTGTCATGGGCACCGCTGATCTCATCAAAGATGTGCAGGGTGTTGCCACGGCGGACGGCAAGGATGCCGGACATATTGCCCACGTTGAAGTCGATCCCCAGCAAGATCGGCTCATCCAGATCCCACGTGACGGGTTGGACGTGCTTGTCGCGGCTGAAGCGGTCGTAGACCTGCCCTGTGGTCAGGTTGACCCATTGCCCTTCCAAGTAGGCCAGCAGCAAGCTCGGGTCGTAGTTGGCCTTCAGGGTTTCAATGAAGTCCGGCGGTAGATGCGGGTTGTCGTAGGTGCGCATCCTGATGAGATGCCGATCCTCACGGGCTAGGGCTTCCTCGGTGCCGAAGTTTTGGTAGAGCCAGCTGTAGCCCTCTGGTGTGGAGGCTGCAGCGAACTGGCGGGTGTTACCAGAGCGAAGACGGCCAAGGATCTTGGTGAAGGCCTTTTGCGCCAGCGTCTTATTTACGGTGTCCACCTCGTCAGCGAGACACCAGGCAAGGTTGAGACCGATGAGGCGTGTCCAGTTCTCGAAGGAACGGCACAGGATCTTGGTGTCACCGCCTGGCAGGTGGAGGATGTATTCCGGGAGCGGTGAGGCCCGGAACGTGTAGGGGATGTCGTAGGCCTCTAGGAAGTCGTCGAAGTCGTTTTGCCAGATGTCGCGGATCAGTGGGCCGGTTGGTTCCATGACGCAACCGATAAAGCCTTGATTAGCGATGGCGAGGTTGACGGCCTTGGCAGCTAGGGCACGTGTTTTACCTGAGCCGTAACCAGCGCAGAGGGCAACGATTTTGTGATCGGTGTCGTCGATGAAGGCCTGCTGCTTGGGGTGCAGGTCGGAATAGATGCGAGCGAGGAGTGTGGCGTTGTCCTGCTCGGTGGCTTGGGCCATGAAACTGAGCAGGGGCTCAGGCTCACAGATGCCGGTGAGCAGGCTCACGCCGGGCGGTTGATGATGGTGCGGACGGTGCCATCGGGTTTGACGGCAATGACCTTGTGCAGCAACTGCTGACCGGGCCTGGCTTTGAGCAGGCGGCCCACAGCGGTGACTTCAGGCTTGGTCATTTGCGTTTGCGTGGAGAATGATTGCTGCGGATTTCGGAGAGCGCAGCACGTTCGCGCTTTTTGAACGCAGCCAAAGAAGGCGGCGTGTAGCCCTTATAAACGGCGCTTGCACGAATGCCAGACACTCTCTCTGACCGGGCAACCAGAGATCGCCTCAGCTGCTGTGCACCAGCACGAGACGTTTGACTTCCTCCGCGAAACACCTCCGCAACTGCCATTTGACTTGAGTTTTCAAGCTTCACGCCCTTCAGCGCCCGATCAACTCGGGACATGTTCCTGACTGGAGTGTTGGCGCCTACTGTCCCACGTGGAATAGAAGAAGTGCGCTGGGGACCCTCCCTCTGGCGTTGTGGCAATGCCCCTAATCGCCTTGCCTTTTCCCTTGGGGATAAGCGTTGCGCTGGTGTAGCAGCTGGCTTAGGTGCCACCTTGCGACTCTTACCAATCGTCCCTTTTGGCTGGACACCCTCCAATCGCCCGGTGACTGTTGCTCGCTTGTTGCCGCTAGCGGTCGCCAAGCGCCCACCACGAGCCGTGGCACCAACGCTGGAAAAGCGTCCACGATTGTCACGGGTGTAGCGACGAGCCATGACCTAGGCCTTTCGCCTAGGTTTCCGGCTCAGCTCATTTCAAAGCGGAGCAGCTTGGCCTGGTCTTCAAGGGCCTTAAGGGCAACACCGAGCTGATTGGACTCCGAGGCGCGACGTTCGTAGTCGTAGAGGCGAGCGACGGCGGCAGCAAGCCATTGAGGGCGTTCGAGTTCGGCATCCAGTTGCATTAACTGGCGTGCGCGTTGGATATAGGTTTCGGCTGTACGTTCGGCCACTCCCCATTCATCCGCCGCGTATCGCAGGATTTGGGTACGGCTGTAGGCGCGAAGAAGCAGGTCGTAAACGGCGTTGACCCGTTCGTCTATCTGTACGTTAGTTGCCTTCTTTGCCATGGCCGGAGTTTAACCGGGGGAGGGCATGAAGAGCGTGCCATCGGAGGCTAGGACGTTTAGGCGGAGTTCCGCATCGTCTACGCCGTAGGCCCAGATGGTGCCCATGCGGGGGATGGTTTCAGGTTCGATGGTGAAGAGGAAGAGGTAGTTGCCTTCGGGGTTGTCTTGTGAGGAAGAGGGGAGGTAGAGGCCGGTGAGGCGGAAAGTGGCGAGGAGTTGTCGAGCGATGTATTCAGCTTCAGCCATGGTGGAGTCGTCATTGAAGACGAGACCGAAGGGTTCGCCGGTGTAGGGGTATTCAGCTACGACGGACCACGGTTCCATGGCGCCAAGGTTGGCTAGGTTAGTTTGCCGCCAATGGGATGATGGTGATGAGGGCACCTGGGCGTTCTTGTTGGGTGGTGTAGCGCTTGTGGGCGGATAGTTGAACCACCTGAGAATCGTCGTGAAGAAGAGTGCCAGTGAGGGCATCAAGCACGGCACGGGAAAGCTTGTCGATGTCGCCTTTCTGTTTCGAGGTTAGGTGGAGCGGTGCTTTAGGGGATAGACCGGACTTGTTGAAGTGAGCCTTGGGTCGTAGGAAACGGAAAGTGATGGAGATGGAGACCGGTGCTGTGGTGAGGGGGTAGTTGGTAGCGAGTGCGGCGTCAGTGATGTGCGAGCGCCAGGGGCGTAGGCGCTTGTTGGTTTCGAGCATGATGCCGTTGGGCATGGCGCGTTTGGAGCCTTGCGTGGCGGCTTCCATGCCGATCACATCGAAGGTGATGGCGTCAGGCGCGGAGGATGATCGTGGCGGTGTTGATGCGTCGCTGTTCTCGTTCAATCCACCAGCGTTCTGCAATGAGGGCGAGAGCAGGGTCTGCGGAGAAGGTGCCATTGACGGTGAGATACTGACCGCAGAGGGAGACAAGGCGACAGGGTTGGTTTTCAGGCCGCTTGGTTGTCATCTGTTGGTTTGCCAATGGCGGTGATGGCAGCAGCGACGATGGCTTCGAGTTGGCAGCGAGGGATGCCGGAGACGGTGCGAGCGGCGGCGTCAATGGCGCGCTGGTAGGCGGTGAGATTGACAGGGAGAGAGGAGGCTTTGAGCTTGGTGGGCATGGGTAGGCGTGATTAGTGAAGGTGACTACGAGGCTTCAAGCTCATCAGCGAGCAAGAGCAGTTGTGAACAATCAACTACCTCCACATCAAGGAGCTTGTATTTGAGTTGATCTGCAGCAGCTCGCAGGGCGGCAGCAACGGATTGGCGAGTGGCATTGCGGTCGTCAGGTGCTTGATAGGCTGCATTTAATACAGCCCAGGCTTGTGGTGAAAGTTCAGACATAGAAGTGGAAGCGACTACTCGTGGTCGGGAAGTTGTTCAAGGGCGCGGCGGATGGTGTCTGCACCAAGTTGAGTAGAGCTGTTATTGAGAATGTGAGCTAACGCCTCTAACGCCTGCTCCTTCAAACTCGGCGGCTTGGAGCGGCGGGCGGCGCGGAGTCTGCTGATGGCTGTTCCGTAACCATTGAGCATCAGCCACTCACAGCACGCCTCTAGCTCCTGGTCTGCGCCCCATTGGGCGGCGCGATCCATTAGCCAGTCCTCGCGGCCAACACCGCTGTCTCGATAACGCGGTGCATCTTGCCTCCACTGGGCCCGCAGCTCCGGTGGTGGGGTGATGGGCTGTTGTTGTTGTGTCATAGGTGATTAGTGGTAATGACTACGAGGTGCGGACTTCCCAGAAGTGTTTGATGGTTACCGAGGCCTCGCCCAAGGCGAGTGAAAGTCGTTCGGATGCCTTGAGCTGCTCGCGTTGCTCAAGGATGTGAGCGGGATAGGTGTAGGACTTGCGGCTACGGCGAGTGATTTTGCAGTCGTTCCACGCGAGTTGCTCCTCTGCTTCACCCGCTTCCACCAGTTGATCCAATAGGTCAAGGAGTTCTTGGCGTCGGGCTTGGATCGCTTTCTCACTGATGGCGAGGTTGGTGAGTTCTTCTAGCAGCGGTTCAAGAGAAGGCGGTGTAGACGAGGGCTGCGATGAGGATGCAAGTCCAGAGGAAGGTGATGAGATCGCCATGACGCTCAAGGAAGGATTGGGGTTTGGAGGGTTTGCGGTGCGGACGGGAGGGCACGGCTTGAGGAGGTGTGGTGCGGGAGTAGGTGCGGCGGGTGTTGCGGGTGATGAAGGGAGGTAGGGATGGGGATGTCATGGGGTTGGTCTCCAGCCGTTGCGGTAGGCGAGGGTGATGAGGGTTTGACGGTTGTGGGAGAAGCAGGGGATGCCGTGGTCGTCGAGGAAGTCGGCGGCGTCTTCCTCGTGCATGTCGTTGGTGACGGCTTGCTCCAGCAGAAAAGCGAGCTGCTGCTCGTTAGGGCTAGTCACTGGAAGCAAGCGAAGGAGTTGCGATCAGCTGCGCTGAGGCATTCGTCGGCCCAGTCGTAGGGCTCGGGTTCGGGGGTGCCGGGGCGGAACTGGACGGTGTAGGGGATGCCGGCCGCCATGAAGGTGGCGTGCATATCGTCGAGTTCTTCCTCGTGGCAGTAGTCGGACAGGATGGCGCTGTTGAAGAGGTAGCGCTCAGCCCAGTCCGTGGTGGAGGAGGGGAGGTCTGGGAGAACCGTGCAGAGAGGGTTCATGGGAAGGATGCGGTGGGGTCGCCCCCGTAATCACGAGAATAGGCTAGCCAACGCTAGGTGTCAAGGGTGGCTAGCGTTTGGGTGCCGGGATTCCGATGGAGCCGCATGCTCCTGCCCTGATTCCCCTTGCGGGTGTTGTATTCGGGCCATCCCGGCGGATCAAGAGTGCCACGGGATGGGGTGCTGGTGGACTAGCGGCGGCTGATTAGCGGCCTAGAAGGGGCGGAACCGCGCGGTGTATTCCTCGCAGACATCCAGCCAGGCCTGTAGGCACTCATCGGCGGTGTGGGTTTGGATCACGAGGCTGCCGGGCCGTGACCAGAGCGTGAGGCAGCGGGAGATCAGCAGCTTGTAGTGGTCGCCGATCATTTCGACGCCAGCGCCGAGTTGGGGGCGGGTGTCGTAGGGGGTGGAGCGCTCGGAGCTTTGGGTTTTCAGATCGGCGATGCCGTAGGTGCCATCCGCAAAGCGGATCACGAGGTCGGCGGTACCAGCGACATTGCGGCGCAGGCTGTAGGCCATGACTTCAGCGCCGATCACGCTGATGCGATCCCAGAGTTCGTGGGCCAGGAGCGGTTCGATCCAGGCGCCGTAGTCACCATGGGGCGCTGGAGACAGGTTCGGCGGTGGGCTGGGGTTGAAGCGCTGGTGCGCCATCACCTCCAGGGCTCGGTGGATCGTGTTGCCCCGTGGCTCCCAGATGTGACGACTGGCCATGATCGCTTCGATCTGGGCTGGGCTCTTGGTCACGGCTGAGATCAGGCTCGTGACGGACACAGGGAACTGGTGGATCACCTGCTGCTGATCCCCCAGCAGGCAGTACGTCCACGACTCTTGGTTCCTCGTTAGCGCTAGCGGCTGAAGCCAGGTCATCGTGCTCGGGTTCGTGGGCGACGACTTGGACGGTGGGGGTTTTGCGGAGTGGGTTGACATAGGCCTTGGCGGGAACGAAGTCTGGTCCGAAAAAGCGTGACTGACGGGCTTCTGAGATTTGACGCTCAAAGTTGGCGGTTGGGAAGTCGAGCTGTTCCATGCTCCAGTAGCCCTTTTCAATGCCGTGACGCAGGATTAGCTCAACGGAGCCTTTATTGAAGATATTCATCGCATGTTGACATCAGGATGCAAGGCTGCCCAGTTGAACATCACCAGATTCCCTGCATTCGGATTTTTGCGGCGCACATCTGTCTCCCAGCAACGACGCCGTACATGTCGATGACAAAGACCGAGATTTGCACCATGGACATTTAGACTACGGCGACGCACTAGTACGCCGCTGCCGATTGCAGCAAGAATCAAGGCCCCTTCACTGACACACGCTTTAGGCTGCACGTAAAATGACGCCCAATCTTCCACATATCGCTTTGCATTGTAAGAACCAATGTCGGTAACATTGACTCGTCTTAGTTTCTGGATTCCAGATAGCCATCTATAGGCCATGACAATGCCGTCTGTCTCTTCACCTGACAATCCATCGGCCCATTTGTCTGAACAGAGCCTTGGTACAGAAAAGCCATAAGAAGTCAGCCCAGGATGCTTGGCATGCAAACGCCTTGCCCAGTCACGCTCTGGATCGGTTATAGGACTAAAACCTTTAAGGTCGTCAAGCCAAGTAGATGTGTTCACTGCATTAATTGTCATCAGATTTGCTTGCGATTGAATGCAGTAGCGTCATAGCCTTCAGGTGGCGTTGGCCCGAAATACTTCACTCCGTCATTAAGAAACTTGTTCAACCACTGTTTAGACATTGGGGTGCGCATGCAGGTGTCGCGGCCAATCCTTTGCACATAGACAGCCGTCATCCCAGAAAGGTCATAACCAAGAAGCTGCAATAGCTGCCTCTCTATTAGGTGGTCGTAAAATCCTCTGCAAAAGCTTGTTGCGTTTGACTTATGAAAAAGAGCAAAGTCTTTCTCATTGATAAGAAGCCTGGCTTCCTCCATCTCAGGATGAAGATCCTGACTGCCAAGTGGAACTCCTCTGAATCCTTGAGTCATCAGCGGACCCTCCAGATCGGTTGGCGGCGGGCATGACTGCGGACACTGGTGCTTTTGCCGAGGCGGCCGGTGTCGATCAGGATCCCGGCCTTGACCAGCTGATTGGTCAGGCTGCCCCAAGCGTTGTGGTGGTGGGGCTTGATGCCGGCGTCTTCGCAGACGCGGCGGAACTCCTCGGCCAGGCACTCGGTGCCGGAGAGGCGCTCCAGGATGACGGCCTTGGCCTGCTCCATGAACTCAGGGCCGGCATTGGCGCCGACCGTGGCGATGGCGTGATCTTTGGCAGCCTCGCTAGCGCTAGCGGAGAAGTCAAAGAGGGGACCGAAGCTCACCAGCGCACCTCCTGCAGCAACGGGTTGGCGACGGCAGGCTCGGGCAGCAGCACCACCTGGCCGGGCACCGGCTGCGGGTTGAACACATGCGGGCGCTGCATGCGCTCCGGTAGATCTGCCTTGAGGCCCCACTCCACGTTGGCGCGGCCGTTCTCGTTGCGGAACACGTAGTTCAGCAGCTGCAGGTCCAGCGGCACCTCTTCTGGTGGGTTGGGATCGAGCCGGCGCTGGCCGGCGGCATAGAGCCACACCTCACGGGTCAGCTCCTGCTTGGCCTTCTCGGGGAAGGTCATCCACGCCAAGGCCATGGCGGTCTCATCCCATGGCTTGAAGCGCGGCAGCGTGCGGCTCAAGGCCTGCAAGACCTTGCCGAAGTCTTCCTGCGTGATCATGCCGCCTCCTGCTCGGTGGGGAACATGGCCAGGAAGGAATCCATCACCTGACGGTCGCGGGTGATTGAGTCCACATAGCCGGTGCTGGCCGCTGCAGCCTTAACGGTGGGCGGCTCAAACACATCGCCCCAGCCGCTGGCAATGGCCCGCTCTAGGGCCTCACGCCGCTGGTCTGGCGTCCACTGGCGCAACTTGTTGCACACCCGATTCCAGACGCCTTCAGAGCGGGTGCCCTTTTTGACGGCCCAGAACTCGGGCAACAGCTGCTGGCAGTCGATCAGGTCAGCAGGCACCAGATCAGGGTTGATCTGACGCTTGGAGTGCGGATCACGCTTTGCTCGGGGATTGGTGCCTTTGGCGCGTGGGTTGGTGCCACGCTCTCGTGGCGTCACCAACAGCTCATCAACTAAGGCATCAATTTCTGATGGGGACCCCTGTTTTTTTTTGGGTTCAAGAGCTTGGTCAATTTCCGTCTGGACAGCCTGAACAGCCGTTGCTTCGGCAGAGGCTGCTGAGCCAGAGCGGCCTAGCTCTGGATCGAAAGCCGGTAGATCCGAAAACCCATTGATCTGGGGGGTTCCCGCACCGACACGGTACGCGGGTAGGTTACTAGCGCTGTCAAGCCCTAGCCAGCTCTGCTCGATGAGCAGACTGCAGAACGCCGGTAGCGACAGGGCTTTTGGCTTGCGTTTGAGGATGTAGTCGTACAGCTCAGGCTGCACGGTCAGGTTGATCCGGGGCATCGCCAAGTGGCACCGATTTGAACTGATCTGAACCGATCTGCACCGTTTTGCACGGATTTGAACGGATCGGTGCCGAAGCTAGCCACGGCTAGCCGCAGTGGCAAGGCATATCTGCGCTAGTCACCGAGTCCCTTGCGACCCGCCGCAGGACTGCTGCACACCGCCACGAAAAAGGCCCCTTCCGGGGCCATGCGCTCAGCCCTTGCCGGGCCACTTCTTCTTGATCGGCGGCTCGCCGTGCATGGCCTCCAGCGCCACCTCCAGCAAGTGAGCGGCCAGGTTGCTGGTGGAGCGGCCCTGCTCGTCGCTCATCGTGAAGAGGTGCTCCGCGACGGCGTAGGACACGGTGATCGTGATGCGCTTGGGCCTGCGCGTCACCAAGTGAAGGGATGCGGTCATGGCTTTGGATGTGTTAGTCGCTAGCCGTCGCATGGCGGGACTAGCGCGAATCACAACAATAAACTGCGCTAGAGCGAATTAGCCAGTCCGAGGCAGATCTGCTGCGCGTCAAGACAGCAAAAAGCCCTAGGGGCGTTATTCCCTAGGGCCAGTGGCAATTCGACTGGGCGTGCCGCTCAGATCAGCTCGCGGGCATCCTCCAGCGCCGCAAATGCCTGATCGAGGTGCCAGCGGAAGCGGCTCAAGGGCTCCTCCAGCACCGCCGGTAGGTCGTAGTAGCTCCGGGCGTCATGGAGGCACATGCAGGCCTCACGGACGCCCGCTCCCAGGTTTTCATGGGCCTGGCCGTCGCTACTGAGCAGCTCCAGCAGAGTGCTGCGCGTGATCGGCTGAGCGGTCAGGTCTGAGATCGCAGTGGTCATGCGGCTTTTCGGCTGTGGTTTCAGGCCAAGCAGCTCTGGCGCGGCTAAGCCTGTAACCACAGAATAGCCTGGAGCGAATTGAACGATGACGACGGCGATTTACGCCCGCGTCAGCACCGAAAGCGAGGATCAGGCCCACGCCTTAGAGCAGCAGCTCAGCCGCCTTCGGGAGCAGGCCGAGAAGCTGGGCGAGCCGGTGGTGGAGTTTGTGGATGTGGCCTCTGGCACCCGCGACGACCGGCCGGAGCTGAAGCGCTTGCTGGAGTGCTGCGACCAGGGCCTGCTGAACACGGTGCTCTGCACGCGCATGGATCGGATGAGCCGATCCACGGTGCATGGCGGAAAGTTGCTGCGCCTGTTCAATCAAGACAGCTGGCCGAACCTGATCTGCCTCGATCAGTCGATTGATCTCTCCACGGCGATGGGGCGCTTCTACGCCAACTTGCTGATGGGCATGGCGCAGATGGAATCGGAGCTGATCGGTGAGCGGGTGCATCACGGGCAGGTGTATGCCCGCAAGCAGCTCAAGCCCCAAGCGGGCAAACCACCGTTTGGCTACCGCTACACCGAGGGCAAGCTCAACTACGAACTGGATCCCGAGACGGCGCCGGTGGCGCGGCAGATCGTGGAACACTTCTTGGCCAGCGGCAGCCTGCGCGATGCCTTCGACTATCAGTACAAGGAATGCGCGCAGGCGTTTCGCAGCCTGGAGGGCCTGCGGCGTTGGCTGCTGAATCCAGCGATTGCCGGCAGCCGCGTCTATGGCACCTTTCGCTGGAAGCTGGATGCCGATGGCAACAAAAGCCGGCTGCTGAACAAGCCAGGCGAGGTGGAGGAAATTCACCCGCACGCCCATGAAGGGCTGGTGAGCCACGAGGAGCAAGTGGAGATCCAGCAGGTGATGCAGTCTCTGCGGGTGCGGTCCACAACACCGATTCGCCAGCGTCGCAGCCGGGTGCTGACCGGCTTGGTGCATTGCGGCCATTGCGGCGGGTTGATGCACTACCACCAGCCGCGCCAGCCAGGGCCGATCTATCTGCGCTGCACCCATGAGGTGTGCCCGGTGCGTCCGCACAAAGGGATCAAGGAAGAGACCGTGCTGGAGGCAGTGCTGCAGCGGTTGTGGGAGAAGCGGGAACTGCTGGCCTACAGCAGCGTGGTGGATGAACTGCGGCTGAAGCAGCGGCTCAGCCCCGAGATCAAACAGCTGCAGGGCCAGATCAGTGACCTGCGGTTGCTGGAGGATGCGGACTTGGCGGAAGTGATCGAGCGCAAGGAGCAGCGCTTGAGCACGCTGCTGCAGGACTGCGTGAGCGATGGCGGCAGCCGCTTCACGCTGAGCGATGCCTTAGAGGCACTGGATCAACCGCAGGTGTGGGCGGAGATGACCAGAACACCGGAGCAGACGCGGCGCCTGCTGTCGCAATGGGTGGATCGGGTCGTCGTGAGCGATGGAGCAGTGCAGCAGGTGCGGCTAAGGGCCGGGGAGGCGGCTGCCCATCCTTAGGGGTAGGCTAGCCGCTAGCGAAGCACAAGCATTGGATCACGACCGCTACAGCCATCCACCGCTAGCCACCCGCCAGCGCTTTGGCCGCACTCTCACGGCTTGGTGCAACCGCAATGGCTGGATTCACAGCACGCTGCATGAGTGGGGTGAGCAGGCCGGCTTTCCCGCCGTGCGCGATTCGAGTTTCAACAAGCTGCAGAACGCCAAGACCGATCAGCCGCAGCCGCTCACCTTCATCCAGCTGGCGCTGGCCAATGCACGGGTGGCCGAAGGGGACTACAGCGGCGTTAGCGACCGGCGCCTGAAGGATCGGCTCAAGGATTCTCAGCCGATCACCGACGCCCACGGCCGGCCATGGCGGGCGACGGAGTTCTTCTCGCATTTCATCGGCGAGCTGGAGCCGCCGGAGTGGTTGCAGCAACCGGAGCCGTTGACGGAGGAGGCCGCCAAGGCGCTGAGCGCCGAGCATCAGGGCCGCTTTGAGGCGATTGCCAAGGAAAAGCAGCTGAGCCCGGCGGTAGCATGGAAAGAGCTGGAGCAGCACTGCCAAGGCCTGACCAACGCCCAGCGCGATCTACTGCGCAACGTGCTGAGCGGCTGGCATCAATGGACGCCGAGCGAATGGGAGGCGATCACGATCAACGGCTCCGATCCGGTAGCCGAAGCACTAGCGGCAATGGATCAGGGACTTGACCCCTAGCGTTGGCTAGCCTAGGATGCAAGGGTGCTGCAGCGACGCGGCACCCGATACCACCGCATCCATGACCGACTTCCCGCAACTTGGTGGGGTCATCTCTCCCGATGACATCTCCACCAAGGGCAGCGGCTCCTATGCCGCTGACTATGTGAACTGGGCGAAGATCGCCCACCTGCTGCACGTTCACGCACCCGGCTGGCAGTTCACCCTTAGCGCCGCCCCGGATGGCGGCCATGTGTGGCGTGCCCCTGATGGCTCCGGTTATGTCGTTGGCTACTTCGCCAATGGCGATCAGGTGACGCCGGACTTCCCGCAGGCGTGCATGGACAACCGCA